TTGGAGGACATATGGCAAACCAGAACAAGGTTTCCGGTCTGACTCCAGTCAAGTATCTGAGTGGTGCTGACTGGGACGGAAGAGGAAACATTTATCATATTGATAGTGGAGACACGAACGCTTATTATCAAGGCGATCCTGTCTCTCTCAAAGCGGGAACTGCGTCGATTGCAGGTGAAGACGTTGGTCTTCCGACGCTGACTGTAGGACAGGTTGGAGCAGCTAATGTAGGAGTTATCCTCGCGGTGGGAACGAATCCGCGCGGTGGACCTTATATTGATCCTAACAACCTGACTCTGACTGCGGCACCTGCAACCAAAGTAGTTCCTTACTACGCACTGGTCGCGGATGACCCGAGTATCATCTTTGAGATCCAAGAGCAAGGTGCAGGAAGTGTGTTGACCGTAGCGGCGACCTCAAAGAATGCAAACTTCGCCCTCGCAGCTCCGGCGACTGGAGTAGCGGTTTCAGGAGCGTATCTTAATAACGCTACTGCACCAGCTACGACTGCAACCATGAACCTCAAGCTTTTGGGCCTTGCACAAAGGCTTGATCCTCAGAGCGTAGCTTACAACGCTTACGGCTTGTATGCTAAATGGCTGTGCCTGCTTAACAACCACTATTACGGCGTCTATGGCGGCCGTACTGGTATTTAAAGGAGAATTATATGGCCGGTGGAGTTATCAATACAGGCACTCATCCAAAGGCTTTGTGGCCTGGAGTATATGCCTTTTGGGGGCAGGTCTATGCAGAGCACGCAGAGGAGTATTCTAAACTTTTCGAAGTGCTGGAAAGTGCTCAGGCTTATGAGGAAGAAGTCCAGGTAACTGGCTTCGGGCTCGCTCCGCTCAAAGCAGAAGGTGCTTCGGTTCAGTATGACTACGAGATCCAGGGTCCAGTTCAACGTTACACGCATTTGGCTTATGCTTTAGGCTATAAGGTAACGGTGGAAGAACTCCAGGACGATCTCTACGAAAAGGTGTCGTATAATAGAGCGCAGGCTAATGCTTTCAGCATTAGACAAACGGTAGAGAACATCGGGGCAGGCGTCTACAACGATGCCTTTACCGGGAATGTTTTCCAGTTTGCAACTGGACAGACGCTCTGTTCGACGACTCAGCCTAATACGACTGGAGGTACCTTCTCGAATGCACTGAGTCCTGGAGCCGATCTTACCGAGGCTTCGCTTGAGGATATGTGTATTCTGGCAATGGGACTGCCGACTGATCGAGGTCTCTTGGTTTCGATCATGCCGAAGTCTCTGCATATTGCTCGTCAGGAGTGGTTTAATGCGAATAGAATTCTAAAGAGTGTATTGCAGAGTGGAACTGCTAATAACGATCCCAACGTACTGCGAGTGACGAATGCCTTCCCTGAAGGTATTCAGATGAATCACTACTTCACCGCTCCTCACGCCTGGTTCGTGCGAACGAACTGCATGAATGGAATGAAGTGGTTCTGGCGTATCAAGCCGATATTCGATCAGGATAATGACTACGATACCAAGAACGCGAAGGCGGCTACGTTCTTTCGTGCTTCATGTGGAGCAGCAGATCCTCGTTGCATTCTGGGTTCTAATGGTCCTTAATGGATAGGGGAGCGTGTGTGTATATTATGATAGCATGATATACACACACTATCCCAATTCTTGACTCGCGCACTTAGTGCGGTAGTAATACCGCGAGGAGAATTTTAAATGGCATCGCCTTCACAAGTACCTGCACGATTTCCGTCAGGTGTTTCAACAGACAATACTTGGGGACCGCTGGCTATGTTCGGCCAGCCAAACCCTTTTATGTATCATACAGTTTGTGACGATTTTGATGGAGCATCGACTGCAGCTGGAGTAGCTGGTCAGGCTTCAGATGAACTGTGGACTGTTTACACTACTGCTGCTTCCGGCGGCACGGTAGTTCCTTCGAACGCCTTAACTGGAGGTAATGGAGAAGGTGGACAGTGGTTGTTTACTACTGGAGTAGCCTCAACTAACATCGAGTCTATTGAACTAGCAAAGGGATCTTTCATTCTGCCGCCGGCGGCTAGCACTGGACTTGCATTCGCGTCGAAGAAGCTCTTCTTCATGACTCGAATCAATGTTACTACTATAGCGACAACTTCGTGGACAGTTGGCTTAGTTAATCCGTCAGCTACTCCAATACTTCAGCCGACGGATGGCTTGTATCTCAGCAGTACAAACGCTACCAATATGGCGCTCTACGCTTATTCAGGAAGCACACAAACCTGGAAGGTTGCGATTCCAGCTGCTGTACTTAGTGCATACTATGCTAATGCTACCTGGATTGATGTAGGCTTCTACATGGATCGCTTGCAGAATGTCTACGCAATGGTAGGGTTTCCATTGTTTGGGTGGCAGCCAGCTTCAGCATGGAGTGGAACTAACAACGTAAACGCTGCGCCAGTTCCCAAGGCTGCGATAGCATCATATCAAGTTCAAGTCTCTGGTGCATGGACTCCGACTACGGCTTTGCTTACTCCGGCAATCATCGTTGCTGCAGGGTCGGCGGCCGCGGCTACTCTCTATGCAGACTTCATACTTGCTTCTAAGGAGCGGTAAATGCAAGTTAAGATCGGCTCGGACGGAGATAAGACCTGTTTGGTGATTATCACTGGTCAACTCTCAGTTAGCTTATTAAAGCCCGAGTCGATCTTAAGTTTTAAGAACCTTAAAGGTTCGCCCAAAGGTTTAAGGCTAGACGGGATTCAATTCTCGATTCAAGAGAAAATGGGATTTAACTTGTGGTGGACTCTAAGCCCAGAAGCAGAGCAGCTTATTATGCCACTGGAAAGTCGTGGTGGTTACGACTTTGAAAAGATTATTGCAATCTCTAGTCCACCAGCAGCTATTGGACTCGCTTTAACTTCCTTTAAAGTAACCGAGACTAAAATGTCCTATCTGATTATGCTTGACTTGACTAAGCAATAATGACTACCGTAACCTCGCCTTCAATCACCAGCGCCTATGGCATTATCTGTGATGCTATGAAGGATACAGGCAAGCTACGTGCAGGTTCAGAGCCTGATCCTGTTACTACAGCTGAATATATACGGAGGTTGAATAAGCTTATCAACTTCTACATGACGCAAGGGTTGAAGCTTTGGCTCATCGAAGATGTAGCAATTACACTTTCCGGTACTCCTCTTTATACTTTAGGTCCTACCGGAACTGTAGTGATGCAAAAGCCCTTGCGAGTAATCTCGAGTTATTACCTGGATACAGATAATAACCAGAGACCACTTATCTGCTTGTCGTGGGACGAGTATAAGAGGCTATCAAATGTTATAACTCCAGGAGCAGTGAATAGCTACTTCGTCGATAAGCAGCAAGCTACACTGAATGTTTACTTCTGGATGACCCCAGATTTGTGGACAGCAACCAATGGAGCCTCTCACGTTATTATAGAGCAGTCAGTTGTTAACTTCGTTGGAATTAACGACAATATGAACTTTCCTATTGAATGGGGACTGCTGCTCGAGTGGGGATTAGCAGACCAGACTTCGACTGGACAGCCCACTACTATTATAGCTCGGTGTGCCGCGATGGAGAACAAGTATCGAACGGCGCTTGAAGACTGGGATGTAGAAGATGCTGATACTATGTTTCAACCTGATCAGAGATCAGAGCAGTACAGAGGCAAGTTTAGATGATGCCTGATCTGCAAATTCAGCAAGCTCCCTACATGAGAGCACCGCGGCGCTGGCCGCTGGTGAATACGCTTAATAGTCGGAGCGATGTATTTACTAAAGACGCACGACTGATTAATGCGTATGCTGAAAAAGATCCAGCCACTGGTGAATATCAAGTAGAAAAGCGTCCAGGATTCGCAAAGACTCCAGTGATATATGGGAGTGGAGTTGGACAAGGTATAGTAACTTATCCCTATGTGCAGAACGTTGGGAGTAATCCTTATTTGGGAGTTAACTATCTAACCTTGTATGTTTCAGGTGGACATGCTTTTAGTCTAGTAACCGATGCCGCCGGCGGCCAGCATGGTCCTACAAACCTTGGACCAGTATCTTATAGTCGAGGCACAAAGTTTCAATTCTTAGGCGTTCCTAATACTGCCGGCTATCCTTCAATCTTATTTGGCGGAGATAACACTATAGCGATAGGGTCAAGTGCGTGTTATGCTTATACCAATGGAGTGCTTACTACTCTGGGCGGCGGCGGCACCTCTGGCTTTCCTTCAAATACGGTCCCTGGATACGTTTACCTCGACGGTTTCTGCTATGTAATGGATTACAGTGGAGCTATCTGGGAAACTGTTACTCAGAATGTTATAAGTGGAGTAGGCTCTTGGAGTACTCTGGATTTTATAACCGCTGGTTCCGATGCTGATATTGGAGTTCAACTGGCTCGCCAGCTAATCTATATCGTAGCTATAAAAACCTGGACCACGCAGTTCTACTATGATGCTGGAAACACTGTAGGTTCATCGCTATCGCCCGTACCTGGAGCGCTTTACAACTTCGGTTGTATAAATTCAGATACCTTTGCTGATCTCGATGGAGTTTTATTTTGGGCTACACAGAGCAAGGAAGGAACTTATCGAGTTGTGATGATGGATAAACTGAGAGCTACTTTTATTTCTACACCAGCAGTAGAGAAACAGTTAGATTTGGGTCCAGGCGCGACGTGGTATTCGACAGCTTACCAGCACGCAGGTCACCGTTGGTATATCTTGACTAACTTGACCAGCAACACTACTATGGTTTATGATATTGGTGAAAAGCTTTGGATGCTTTGGACGGACTATCTAAATAACTACTATCCAGTAATAGGTCGCTGTGCCGCACCAGATGGAAGCGAATGGCATCAAATGGGAGCGACTGGAAATGTTTATCAGTTAGAGGCAGATTACATCTGTCCTAATGATTATGGAAATATAGTGCAGGTTGATATCTATACTCCTAATGCTGATTTAGGAGTGGATAGATCTAAATGCCTTTCGCAGATGCGCTTCAACGCAGATCAAGTAAAGGGTAGTCAACTAATGATTAGATCGAGTGATGATGACTATATGACTTGGAACAGTTTTAGAACGGTGAACTTTGGTATCGAGCGGCCAATTCTAAGCGATGAAGGTTCATTCTATAGACGGGCTTATAACTTTAGACACTATGCCAGTACACCTATGCGGATACGCTCGGTTGATTTGCAAGTGGATATTGGAACGTTATGAGTGGATACTTGCATGTTCCTTCGCAGGTTCAGTTCCTAGACGATGTAGGGAATGTAAGTGTGCCTTGGCTGCAGTTCTTTGTTAATCTAGCTAGCTTGATAAACCTGGGCTATCCGCCGTCGAAGAATTCTATAACAGGTGTAGCTGTTCCGCAGAGCGTTACGATAATAACCGCTTCTCTAGGTATCGCTCAAGGCAATATGATTTTCACTAATGGTATCCTAACTAAAGAGACGGCGGCTACATGAATCAACTAATCATGAAAGACAAAATTCAGTCTCTCAAAGAAGCTGGGATTGACCTTCCTCAAGAGCCAATTCCTACTGCGCATTTTCTCTTCAACGGTATCTACGTCAGACAAACTTTTATTCCTCGCGGAATAGTCTTTGTAGGACGAGTTCACAAGGTAGACCATCTGTTCATGGTTCTTAAGGGCTCGGCAGAAGTCACTGTAGATGAAGGAGTTCATCGTCTAGTTTCTGGAATGACGTTGATGTGTAAGCCAGGAACTCGACGAGCTGGAATAACTTTAGAGGATACCGTCTTTGCTGGTGTATATCGAACGGATCAAACTGACATAAAAGCTATTCAAGACGATATTGTAGAATATGATTCTACGTGTCGCTATGATGAGAATAACAGAGTTATCCCTCAGCTGCATGAAACTATTCGTTCAGGTAAACTAACTTCACGAGAAGAGTGGGAAGAGACTGTTAAGCAAGTTTACGAACGAGAGCGTGAACAGGAGGCCGTATGGTTTGGGCAGATATAGCAATAGGAGCTGGACTAGCGCTAAGCGCTGCAGCTTCTGTCTATAGCACTACAACGCAAGCGGGTATAGCAGGCCAGCAACTCGGTATGGCGCAGACTACTCAAGGCGAACAGATGACTTCGTTTAATCAGCTACAACAGCTGATAACTAATCCATCAAGCTTTTTTAGTAGTCCAATCTATACAGCTGCTGCTGGACAAGGAGCTAGCGCGGTTGCGAAGGAGAATGCTGCGGCATATGGACCTAATTCGGGTAACGAGGCAGCAGCACTTCAAAAGTATGGACAGTCGTTTGGACAACAGCAACTATTAAGTCAAGAGCAGTTACTAGCTTCGATCTCTGGTGTAGGAGCTTCGGCAAGTACTGCACAATCTGGCGCGGCGGCAAGCGGGGCGGCGAGTGCAGCTGCAGGCGGAATGAATAGCCTTGCTGGATTACTGTCGTTCTTTGGAAACAGTGGAGCGGGTAGCGGAGCGGGTGGGAGCGCGGCCGCGACTACAGACTACAATAGCTTCGTAGCCGCCAACTCTGGTGACGCTATGTATCAAGCCCCAACTTTTAATCCCAGCTATACAGGTCCTTAATATGGCTGAAGACTTTATCTCAGGCGCTCTTGCTGGACAGAAGTTCCAGATGAATAAAATGCTTCTTCAAGAAGCTCCGGTTAAGCTACAGCAAGAAAAGCTAGCCTTGATGATTAGTCAGCAGACCTATGACCAGCGGCAAATGCTAGCGCAGAAGCTCGCTAGAATGTCACATAATATTCCTGAAGGGCAAAATCCCTTAACTAACGCAGCGAATGCGCTTACTGAAGTGGGAACAGCAGAACTGGAATCTGGTCTAGTAGAGCAAGGAACGGCTACTCTGGCTAAATCTGCAACGATTCAGTCGCAGCAAGAAATGGCAGCTTATCATCAATGGCAGACGACACTTCAGAAAACTAAATTTGCTGATCAGCTTCTAGGAACTATTCCTGAAGGAGTTAGTCAGGAAGAAGGTCAGAAAAGATTCGATGCGATTAATGCTTATATTAAATTGACAACTGGTAAGCCTAGTGCGCTGGAAGGGAAGAAGTATTCAGCGGAATTAGTAGCGCAGTTGAAAGCTGCATCAGCTACTAAGAGAACTCAGGCTCAAGAGGCTTTGACCAAGGCGCAGTTAGAAAGGACTAAGGGATTAGAAGAGGCCGATACTGCGCTGATAAAACTGCGCAAGTCGCTGACTAGACTGTCTGACGAGCGAGCATCGGCGGCAGCTAAGGTCGGCGGCGACGGTCTAATACCTAAGCCGAAGGACGTCTCAGCAGTTACGGACTTCCTCATAAAAGGCTCGGGAGGA